GGTACCGCTTGTACCACTTATACCACCACTGGTACCGCTTGTACCACTTGAACCGCTTGTACCACTGGTACCACCACTGGTACCGCTTGTACCACTTATACCACCACTTGTACCGCTTGTACCACTTAAACCGCTTGTACCGCTTGTACCGCCACTTGTACCGCTTGTACCGCTTGTACCCGCTGAATTGCATTCAATAGATTTTCTTAATTCGTCTATGATTTTCAAAAACGGTTTTAAACTAGAATCGTTTACTGACGATCTAGATTTTTTATAATCTTTAATTGCGTTATTTAATAAACAAGCTTCTGGAGGACATGTACTGTGGTTACAATTTGTCATTGTTTATAATTATAAATTTGTAGTAGTAGTATATAAATTATATATATATATTTAAAATAAAATGCTAAATTAAAGGGGATTAAACTTTGAAACAGGAATTCTTCGCCATTCTCCTGAACTATAAATATAAAAATAATTACTATCGTAACTTATCCAACCATCTTGTCCATAATCTGACGATTGATATGGAACTTGGTAATATATTTTTTCAGGAAATCTTTGAAATATTCTAAAAGCGGTATTAATTGGTCTGTTATTTTTATTTGTGTATATTGGATTATCGTTGCAATCGTATCCGCTAATATATTGTTGCGTACTGTAATCATAATCAAAAGTAGAAATTTCTCTCTTTAGCCATCCCGCTGGATATTGGTATAAATAAATATAATTAGAATCGTATGACAACCACCCATTTTCTCCGTAATCGGTTATAGATTTTGGCGGTGGATGAAACTGTGATGTTATAATTTTCTGATCGGGTATCTTATTATATCCAGAATCGTTTTTAATATCTGGATTTTTAAGTTCAACGCCAATATTATCAACATAATCGAAGTCGGTATTTTTATCCTTCAATACAGTAGTATCTTGATAATTTGTCAGTGAAATATCATCAAATGATTTTACAACTTGTTCGTCGAGTTTAATTTTACGAATTGTAAACAACTTACTTGTAGTATTCTTGACACCACTCATGCCAGAAACAATTGTATCGTTTAATAGGTAAGCGTTTACATTTAAATCAAATGTAGTTTTTACATTGCGATCTTCGCCACCATTAACTTCTTGTTCGATGTTATAACTATCTACTCTAGCTCTAAACTTAAATCTTTCTCTATCGCCCCAATAATCTTTAGCCGCGTAGTTTATTTGTTCCAACAGTTTATTATTTTGATCAACATAATCAGTCCAAATTATACACTCGTAACTAATGTTTACATGATTTGGTAGAGAAACACTGTAAATTTGTTTGGTAGGTTTGCTTCTAAAAACTCCTTTATTTAGTAAATCAAATCGATCATACTTATTTTTTTCAGTATAACTCATTAATGTTTGATAACTCAAATAACGATTAAATGTTGCGAGGTCTTTATTATTTTCTACACTTTTTCTGCGAATCATAATAGCGGGCAACAATATTTTTCCTTGATTATCTCGTATATGACCATGCTGTTTCATAGCAAACCATCTTTCTGGGTTGCCATAAATTACAGGCACACCAACTACTTCTCCGTTATCCATAACTTGTAACTTTAATACGCTATTTAATGTATTAATAATTGCGTCATCTATGTCCGACAAAGCTATTGTTATGTTCTTTTGTGTATCTGTGTCACGGCGTACCGCGTTGGCGCGGTTATAATTAACTTTTACATCCGATTGATTATTATTTTTTTCAACTGGATTTGGCGAGTTATTTGGATTATTTACATTTGATGGACCCCACGACATAAATTATGTTTGTCTTTCTACGAGATTTAATTTGCTTAGTCTTGTATAATGAGTATTAACAATTAAACTCCAAGACTTATCTGGATGACCACCTAAAAATTGTTCTTGTACAACATTATCAATTTCATAAAACCTTTCATTGTATAATACAACATCCCCAATTTCAGGAAAAAAATTGGTGATTATACAATCACGCTCTCTGAATCTATAAACAACATCTTGTTTACGATCTGGACCGTACCCCTGATTTTCAGTGTTTATGTCACTTCGTTCAACCAAACAGCTCAAATCAATAGCAGGATAAAATACCTTACCCTTATCACTACTACTTTCACCATAAATGTTGACTGTAGTTTCATATGTTGCAATCTTAAACACTTGTACGACGCACTCAATTATATCTCCAACCAATTCACCATTTACAGATCCTAATAAATTCATATCTCGTCTGGAGAAATATCTACCCGGTAAATAACCACTAGTATTTGGACTATAAATGCCTATATCTTTTCTTCCCCGCGTCCAAAACTCTTTGAACGCTGGATTTTGTTGTGGATATTGATTGGTAGTTGGTGCTGCCATAAATTATCCTATGTAAATACGCAAAGGCACTTTAGAAAGCATTTTTTGCATTTCATCACTTTCCTTGCCTTTATTTTCTAATTGATTTACACGCAAAGTTTTTTCCAACATATCTCTCAACTTCTCAAGCAATGTATCCTTTTCCTCCTTGGCTTCAGCCCGTAACTCCGCCCCATCCAATGTTACTTCACCACCTGGAATTGGTACGGTACTATATTTTTGAAGAATACGACCCAATGTTTCTTTGCAAAGTGCCAAGAAATACTTTTTAATCCATTGTTTACCGGCTTGATTTATCTTGCAATATTTACAATATTCATATGGTATATCACTAGGATCACTGATGTATTCATAACGAGAACCACTGGTAAAGTTTGTGATATTTTTATCACTTTCAATATAGTATTCAACCCAAACTCTTGTATTTTCTGTTGGTATAGGAAATAGTCTCAATTGATTGTTACCTAACAACTCAAATCCGAAATGACTCTTACGAACCATATCATTGAACTCAATAGCTTGTACTCTTTCTAAATCTTCGAATATAGGAGTCATCAAGAATTGTGTAGCCGGACTATAAGCACTAAATCCCATTTCTTGAAGTACATTACTATAACTCATACCGGTCATACTAAATGGGTCATAAATACGAGCAATAGCAGGCGGTCTATAATGAAATATTCTACGAACTTCAATTCGTGAACCTGTTATATGTTCAATATCATTTCCAATTAATTGATTTAAGTTAAAGGTTTGATTTGTGTTTGATAAACTAGCAGTTATATCAAAATAACTCTTTCTAAGAGGTACTTCTCCGCCTACAAGTGCTTCACTACCATATTGTTTACTTAGTTGTACAACAAATGGTAAACCAGTGCCTTTAACTCCCAAACCAATTAAATTTTGATATTGATCTTGTGGTAATCCTTGTACATTAATTAAGTTATTAACAATATTAAATTCGTTAATGACACGATTATATTCCAAGACAGATTCTTCAAAACATGCATAAAAATTGACATCAATCATTTCAATGTCAACTATTGGATACCCCAATCTTTTTGCAGCCCACATAGCGCTACCACTACAGTCGTTTTCAAATGTAGATTCGCTTGCGGAACAGTCTTCGTTAAGATAATACCCGAAAGGTACACTGTCAGATGTTACAACACTGCCGCTTCCGGGCCATCTCACGCGATCTTGATCTAAATTAGCACTCATTAATTATAAATATCTTGTGGTTAAGATATATACTTTATAATCTGCCAATTTAGTGTATTAATAACCAAGTTCCTATTACATCTGGTCTATTTGCACTTTCATCACCATCCCCCGGTTTTACAATTACATTCCATTTTGGTTCTTTTCCAACAGGAATATTTTTCATTTCGTCGTAGGTAATAATGCTATCTTTAGAAACACTATACTTTGTAGCCAATTTTTGTTTTAATGTATCTATAGCCTCAGGAGACTTAAATTGCATCTTGCCATCGGCATCTCTAACCAGCTTGCCACTATCATCCTTGAGGATCAAATCGGTAAACATTGGTTTTGGAACAACCGTTGAGTGTTTTGATGTTGCAAAGTTGATTTGTTTTTCTTGTTCTGGAGTTGCACCCATGCTAAAATTAATCAAGAAGTTTGATGGCTTTCGACCCAAAGAAACACCTGCTATCTTTGTATATGCATAAAAATCTACATTTGGAAAATCTCTAGCAACACTATATGCTAAATCCACATATTCTGGGCTAAAGAAATCACCAGCATCGTGCCAACGAATTACAACCTTGGCGTCCTTCTTGGAAGACCTATTTACGGCAGATTGTATTTCAGACTCCAATTTAGCTTTAAATCCTTGTGGATTATTCAATAAAAAGTTCAACAATCTGGTTTGAGACATTGAACTTGATTTCCATTGTACATAACCACCTTTTTTAGCATAACAATATACCTTACAAGCACCTGCGCCTGGACAAGTATCTACCACAACAAATTCTCCAGTCTTTTCGTTTACTGCTAGACCTTTAAGTGCTGATAATCCGATATTATAGAACATCAAATCTTGACCACCACTGTGTGAAATTTTCTCATTTTGTTTTAAAATCTTTTCTGGACGAGTTGTAATAGCGGCCTTTAATTTATCCAAATCAAATTTACGATTATTTTCATCTTTGATTTCAATGTTGCCTCTATGTACATAGGGCATTGTATATTTATCTAATTTTGTCTTTTTACCAGATGCGGTTTTTGCAAGATATGCTTGCATTTCATCTGGGGTCATAGTTCTGGTAGTTGCACCCAACATATCTGCTTCATCCAACTCTTGTTGTACAAATTGATTCAATGAAACAACTGATGAAGCGGGCAGCCCTAGTCCTTCAAACATAGTAATTTCGTTTAGCAAATCTTTAAATTTAGTCATATTAAATAAATAGTTTATAATTTTGTTATTAGAACAATTAATTTCCCAGTTCCTTTTATTACACGATGATAAGTTTCTTTGGGTATAAAAAGTTTATCGTTCAACGGTTTTGGCAATTGATTGTCTAATTGAACTTGCCACCCACTATTTTCAACAACCTCTACAATACGATCTTCTTTATCAATGTGCCATTCCAATTCATGTGTATCTACATCAACACTAAATTCTCTTATATACTGATTATTACCAACGGTTGTTTCTTTAAATGGTAAATCATTCATTTGAATAAGTTCTTTATCCATTCGATTAATCTTATAAACCAACATTTTTTCTTTGGTGGAATTGATATAGTAGATAAAAACTCATTATTTATCATTTTTATTTTATCATCACCCACGGAATTCCCCCAAAAACAAAATAATTTTGTGCTTTCTTCGAATGCAGAGTTTAACTTACGATAACCTAACGTTACTTTATTTTTTGTTATTACTATATTTTTAAAACCGGGATATTTGACATGATCAACATTAGGAGCGTTTACATATCCCACAAAATTAGAAACTATGGGTGGTTTGTTCCAATGCCAATAACAATCTCCTATAGAAAGATTGATTTTATTTTCATCAAGAACTAAATTTTTATTAAAACTTATTTGGTTAGAATTATCCCAGTGTTGACATGACATTTGAAGAAATTGCCAAACATTATCGGCGGTATTATTTTTTATAATAAAATCTTCATTGGTCCAACTATCCATATAGATACATGAGCCTTGAAAATTAATAAAATTATTATCTATAATTTTAGCATTTTTTGTATTTCCAATTGAAATTCCATGTAACGGACTTTGTTGATTTATAACATTAAAATCCATATTTTCAAATACATTACCTTTTACTAAAGTGTCTACGCCACCAACTGCGACAACTGTATTTTCGGGAACATGGTTAGTTGTGCTGTTAGATTTTCTTCCCGGCAATGTAAAATAATTATCAATTATTTGTGTTCCTCTACCATCATTGTTTATAGGTCCGATTATAATCTGAAAACACTCATGTAAGTCTTTAGAACCAACTCCAAAATTTATAAATTTACAACTTTTTACAATGTTATTTTCTCCTCTAATTCTAATACCCATCAATGTTGCGGTGCTTCTATTCTTTTCATAATTGCCGTCAAATGTTATACCTTCAATCAAATTATCATCACAACTTTCATCCCAATTGGTTGTGACCATTACTATTACATCTTTTGGTTCATCAAACAAATATGCAGCATGACAATTGTCGATCCATTTTAATATTGTTTTATCTCTACCTGTTCCGATTATTTTAATTTTATGTTTTCTATTCCACCCCCAACAAATACTACTATCACTCCATACATGGCCCAGATTCCAATTTTTATCATTTCTTCCGATAATATGAGTACCTTCACTTATGTAACATTCGCCTGTAAGATCTATACATTTATTAATATAGGGTGCAATATTTTCACCTAACTTATAACCGTAATATTCTGGCGTATTCATAAAATTTACCAGTAAAGACCTTTGCCTTTGTTGCCCAGACTTTTGATTCTGTGACTGCGGCAACTCCAATAGCCAGCCGTTGTACGATCTTTCTTTTGGCTACATTTGTGTCTAGCAGCAAAACTTTTACGACGAGCTTTGCTTCTACCTCTTACTCTTAAATTTGGGTCACCAAATGTTACTTTTTTTACATTCCCATTCTTAGATTTTACATACACCGCATACTTCTTTGGACCGCCTGGAGTTCTAAATGGACGATTTAGATGTACTGTGCGACCTCTGTGTTTGAGTTCCATCAATATATCTTCTTCTATTTCAATAGGTGTATCCAAATACACTTCTCTGCCTTCAAAGATTTCTTTTTTACCCAAATCACTCTCCACCAATTCAGCATCTGGATCACACAATTCAATTTGGTTGTTGAAATATAAAGTACGAACTTCTTCCAACAACTCAAAATAACTGTCGCTATAAGTTCTAAAAATGTTTTCACTTAATGGTATTTGTTTTTCTAAGTGATATTTCAAATTGTCACTCACCAAAACATTTTGCAATAAATACATCGGACACAATTTATCACTTTCTAGTAAATCTTTGAATCGTATCATACGTTATAAATATTGTCCGTATTTGTTTACTGCTTTTAATTCTCCAATTAATATCTTTTCATTGGAATTCATATTTTTATCTAACTCAATAAACACGTCGTTTAAAGTAACTTGTGAATTTGATCGTTTTTGTATAGTTTTCAAACTCTCAAGTGTGTCAACTACCACATCTAATGTGTCTTTATATCTATTGAATGTTGGTAATTCTATATGACTGCTAAATTCAAGAGCTTTTGGTGCGATACCCTTCAAAATATTTATAATTGTGGCAACTAAATGTTCTACTATAGAAAATATAGCCCCAGCAATAGGATTTGTTGCGGCAGCAAATCTTAATACCACAAACAACACTAAAAATATTAGTATTCCAGTAACTCCAATAGTTACAAATCGTTTCAATCCGTACATTACACCACCAAGACCCATCCAACTATTAACCTCATCCACAGTTACTTGTAATGCATCCGCTTTTTTCGCAACTTGTGTAGCTTGTGTTTCTAATCCTTTTATTTGAGTTTCATATTTGTCTTTTATTTCTTTTTCTCTGGTTTGAAGAGATAAAATTTCTTCATCCTTATCTTTTAATAATTTTATACCCGTTGATTTTTCTTTTTCAATTTCACTATTTAATAAATCTGTAATTTGTTTAATTTTATTTAACTCGTCAACATTAGGATTGCCAGTTATACTCAATATTCTACTATTAAAATCTATTGCTGTCTTGACTTGAACCGGCGGATTTGTTACGGATTTTAAAGAATAATCAGTGCCAGCTGCTAAAGTAGATACTGTTTGTAACTTTTCTCCATCATTTTTAGCCCTTTCAACTCTGGTTTCAGCCAAAACATTTTTTGTTTTTTGAACTTTTTCTACATTTGGTGTCTTGCAGCTTGTAAGAAAAACAAGGGCAAATATATATATAATATTTCTCATATATTATAAATATCTGGATGTATATAAAAACTTGAAGTTTAATTCATATACAATATTATGATATTATGACAGAGTATTGTGATACTTCATTAATTTATTTACACAGTATCAATAAGAATGTTGCCAAAACACTTATTGAAACAAATCACTATACACACAAGTGGACAACTTGCACAGTTGCTTATGGAATTTATTATAAACATTTTCCGGAAACTAGTTTTTTCGGTGGCTATGATAGTAAATTAATCGGTGTACTTGTATATGGAAATGCAGTTGGGCGTAATGCAAGTACTAGTATAAGTTCTTTATTGACTAATGATAATGTATTGGAACTTACCAGATTATGGATTGCAGATGGATATGGTAAAAATATCGAAAGTTATTGTATAGCTGAAAGTCTAAAACATCTTAATCAAGATTATCCGCAAATAAAATGCATACTCAGTTATGCAGATAGTGAAGCCGGTCATTGTGGAACAATATATCAAGCAACTGGCTTTATATATCAAGGAGATAATTATGTAGATATTGCGTTAATGCCCAATTATAGTGTCAGTTTATCAGGCCCACCAAATTATGATTGGATACACAGTAGAAGCGTATATGCTAGATGGAAAACGCATAGTGTAGATAAATTAAAAGAACGAATTGGTAGAACTTTTTGGCGCAAACGAGAAAGTGGTAAACATCGTTATATCAAGTTCATAAGCAATAAAATAGAAAATAAAAAACTTGTCAAATCACTAAAACATAAAGTTCTTCCATACTTAAAAAATACTTCGTTTAAAGAAGAAGTGCAAGAAATTTTTGTTGAAAATAATAACCAATTTTTTTAATTAAATATTAATATTGTTTATATTTTAACAATCAATTCGTTTTTCAACCCGACATTACTGTCAAAATGGCTTCTATTGGATGCAATATAGGCATCAATATGTTTCATATCTAATTTTGTGGCTAATTCTTCAGATATGTTGATATAACAATTTTTACCACGATATCGTTCAAATGATTTTATAAATGTATTTTTCCAATGATCAAAAGACTGATATTCCATATTATTGCTATATAATTCCAAATCATAATATGGTATGCTGGTAAAAATCAGGTCATAGTTATAATTTTCATCTTTGAAATCTTCAAATTTAGAATTATATATTTGAACGTGTAAATCATTCCAACCTGCATTTTCCTTTAATTGTAATAACTCATTGTATGTTTCTATATTTGGTTCACATCCAATGTATATTCCGTTTGGATACATAGATTTGAATCCCAATAATCTGCCACCAAATCCACAACATGGATCCAATACCATAGGGGTTTGATTGTCACCTAGATAATGTTTATATATAGCAGCGGCCAACAACGGTTTAAAAAATGAAACGGTTGTTCGTCTAGCAGACAAACCATTTATCAAATTTCTCAAGCTAAAATCAAATATTTCGTTTGAATTATTACATCCAATTCTATATTTGATTACTTCATTCATAATAGACTCGTTTGACCAAGCCTCTATTGGAGACATATTATGTTTATATTTACTCTTCCAATATGAACGGAAAATGTGTTTCAAATAATTGTGTCCAATTGTAGATATATTATTTGAAAATGTCCGCACATTACCATCATAAATTCTATCAAATGTATAATTGTGTATTGATGACAAAACCACATTCAAATCCTCATTCAGTAGAGGATACGGAAAATCCGGATGGAAATTTTTTATGAATTTTTTGAGCAACCATACAAATGATTCAACATATGGTTTTCCTTTTGAATCGATAGAATTTTTAAAATAATCTTTTTGTATAACAACATCGTCGTATTTTAGAGATAAATCGTTGATTTTATTATATTGTTTTATGTTTTGAATCAAAGTTTCTTTGTCTGTTGATTTATCTATCACGTTATTTAAATCATCTGATCTAATTCTGTATAGATTTTTAACCGCGTCATTTTTCTGTTTGTCGGATATAACACTTGATAATAATTTAAAATTTAAACCGTTTAATTGATCCGGATGCCAGTATGCTCCGTCTATTTCAACACACATATCATGTTCGGTTAAATAAAAATCAATAGACATATCTCTGTCATCTTTTGTGATTATGTATGGATGTTTGTATTTAATGCCCAATTTATTTAATATTGACTCAAATAATAACTCCGGTTCCGTATCAATTGTTTTTATATTTGGATTTTCCGAAAATCGTTCCACTGCACTCTCAGACATTTTTTTTACTGATAGTTTATCATGCGACTTTCCATACATAGGATTATTAACTCCAACAGAATTGTGTCCAGTCACATATTCTACTTTATATGGATAGTAGTTTATCAATTTAACCTTTTTACCACATCCACAATTACAAAGTGGATGTTCATTTTTAAAAACATACTCCCAAATATATTTATCTTTTTCTAAGTTATGTATTTTTTTAATATGTCCACCCAACAATTTACCAGAAGCAAATTGGTCACCACATATCAAACAAACATGTTTGTCTTCTTCATTTAACCCCAATAATCTATCTGTATATTCAATTTCTCTCAGTTTTGATGGTCTATATTCACCAAATTGATTAACATATTTTTCAACAGACATATCGTGACTATCTCTTAAATGTCCATAAAAACCAACACTAGCATATTCATTATTACAAATTCCACATTTTATTTTTTTAATATTTCGTTTTTTTATAGTTATTTTTGATTTTCTAAAAGTACCATATGTTTTTTCATATTCATCCGCAGAACTATCGTGTGTCCATTTCAGATGGCCTGAAAAACTATATAGAGATATACTCTTTCCACATATATCACATTTTTTTAACGACGGTTTATTGACAACAATTCTTTTCATCACTACATAAATATACACGATGTAGTAAGAAAAATCAATTATTTTTAGCATACCTCATTGTGGTGAAGTATAAAAAAACCCCAACTTTCGTTGGGGTTTTTGAGTTATTTTATTTCTACTAAGTATTATACGGTATCGAGATCGCCGATAATAACTTTTCCATAGAATTCGGGGCGGACTACCTTCTTAGCGTAGCGGGTCATTACGCCTCTACGTGGTGTGAAGTTAGTTGGGTCGTAGACCAAAGGAGTTTGGATGAGTGGGATGTATGGAGCATACACAGCACCGGTTTCGAGGAAGTTATTTCCACGGAAACCAACCAATACAATGTTATCGGTCATATATGGGTTCTTGTAGACTTGGAAGCGACTTGCGAAGCTACCAACACGACTTACACCCATTGCGAACTTGGCTTGGTCGCCGTCGGTGTTAACAACATATCCTGGGATTGATTCCAAGATGGTTGCTACATCTGGGCTTACGACCAAGAAGTTTGCACCACCACGGAGGGTCAATTTTTGGATTGTGTTACTGACCTTTTGGATCTTGTTACCGAGGGTTTGGAACCAAGTACTCTTGACATAAGCAGTACGATTTGGTGAACTGTTTGCATTACGTGTGAAGCTAGCTTGACCTGTTGTTGCATTAACAGACTTGCTAAATTCGACACCGATATCAGCACTCCAAGCTTCTGTTGTAGCGCCTGTTACAGCGTTGTTCAACATGTCTAGGATTTCGAGATCGATTTCCATTGATACATATTCGCTCAAGAGAGCAGTAAGTTCTGCTTCTGCATCAATTGAGTGATATGCATTCAAGTCTTGGGCCAATTCTGGAGTCCAGACAGCCTTCAACTTACGTGTCTTGGCAACGATAGGTTCGCTATTGAGTACCAAGTTGACTTCAGGAATACTGATATCTGTATCAATACTTTGTGTAGCAACTGCGTTAGCATTGCCGGAACCTTCACCAGCTGTCTTACCAGCTTCGAAGTCACCACGGAGATTGTCAGTTGGTTGAAGAGTATAGACTAACTTAACTTTATTACCTGCACCAGCAAACGCGGAATTAGATGCGGATACGATGTATACTGTTTGATAGAATGGGTTAGCATTGCTACCTGTATTTAATACTCTGTTATATGTGTTTAATACCAAAGCACTACTTGCGAGTGATGCTGGTTGATTTGCACTTGAACCTGTGATCAAGTTGAACGAACGAACTGCATTCAAATCAATATTCCAAGCATAACCGTTAGCTGCTGTGGTATTTGATTGTGAATTATCATCGTGATTCAAGATAACCTTGAACAATTTATTGTTAATAACCGATTGGCTTAATTCAGCCGCGAATTGAACATCGTTCCAAGAAGCGGATTGAATTGTGTTACCGGTAGCAGTTCCACTTGCATTTTTTGTTAATGTAATTGCTGAACTTGTCAATGCACGACTTGAATAAGCATAAGCACCTTGACCGTAGAGACCTTTCACAGCATCATCTGTGGAACCGAATTTTTTGCCGTTACCACCGAATAAACTGTCGTTAAGTTCTTTACCAGCACGGGTTGTCTTGCTACTACCGTTGTTCAAGTTACGAAGGTCTTGACCAGGAGCGGTTGTACCATACTTGAAATCTAAGTAGAAGATAAGACCGCTTGGGAGATTCATTGGTTGTACACTAACGAATTCCTTAGAAGCGATTTCAGCGAATACACGACGAACCAATGGAAGAGCAACACCGGCCCATTGTTCTGAGCTTGTGCTGGTACCAGTTGTGGTAGCTTCGTCTAAGAGTTGCTTTGCTTGGTTTTCAAGCAAAATACTCATGTGGGCTTTTTCAAGACCTTGGCATCCTTCTAGGAGGCCTGTCTTTGCCCACTTTGTTTGTAATCCACGGGTTTCAGCCATCAATTTGGCTTGTGGATTCATATTATTTGTCAATAATGATTTAATATCACTCATATATGTTTCCTAATTATTTGTTTGGTTTTACTCGCAAACTAATTTTACTTCGTGATTCCCGCGAGTTTTTGGAGTCTTGAAGCCAAGTCAGAAGCTTGAGGTGCTACAATTGTAGCGTCAGGCTTTGTACTTGATACTGGTTTGCTTGCCAAACCTTCGGTGATAGTTTGTGCAGTTGCATTTGTCTTTTTCTTGGCAACTGATACACCAGAATTGATTGATTCGGCCAAAACTGTATAAGCTAATTTAACTTCACGAATATTCTTCGTTAAGTCAAAAGTGTTAATTACCTTGAGCTTTTGCTCTTCGGTCAAATTCTTACCCTTGAACAACTTGTTGGTATAAAGCAACTTAGCATTCAATAGATTTGTTTCACTCAATACGCCCTTCAAATACTTGACGGTATTTTCGTGTTCAACCAATTGAGCTTTCAATGTTTCATTTTCTTCATTAATAGCAACAAGTGCTTCTGCCATTTCTTCAGCTGTTACTGATTCTTCACAATCTACTTCTTCAGATGGAGATGGTACTTGGCCAGCAACTGGAGCAACTGCAGCAGGAGCTTGTGGTGGAACTGGAGCTGGAGTTACAGGAGTTTGATCAACGGCTGGAGCACCTTGTGGAGCATCTTCTTCGATTTCCAACTCAGCAAGAAGTTCGTCTAAATTGACGGTTTCATCAGTTTCTTCTTTTTCAGTTTCGCCGGTTTCTTCTTCCTTAGCTTCACTTACTTCACTTTCAAGTTCAGCAAGAATTTCATCTAATTCTTCACTGGTTACTTCTGTACCGTCTTCTACGGCAGGTTCTTCTTCAAACAAGTTTTTGATGGCCTTCACGGGTGAAAAAAATTCTTGCTTTCTAGCAGCAGGTGACGGATTTTTAGCATGTTGTTTACTTGCAACATTGCCTTTTTCTCTGACGATGCCTGAAGAAGCTAATTTTTTTTCAATCTTACCTTCTTCACCTTCTTCACCTTCAGTTGTAGTTTCTTCACCTTCTTCACCTTCAGTTGTAGTTTCTTCACCTTCTTCACCTTCAGTTGTAGCTTCTTCAGCCATTTCTTCCTTAAGTTTTTCCGCAAACATTTCTTTCATGCTGGCAGCAAAATTTTCTTCAAGGAAAGTTTTTGCATTTGCCAAAGCGGTTTCACGAACTGCCTTAGCATCTGCGATACTTTCTTTTAATAAGTCGCTCATAATTTAATTAATCCTTTCTTGATTGTTTTGTCTTATAGTGGGTTATTATTTAAACCCGGTGAAGTTATTGAAGAACTCCAAAGAAGATAAATTGATATGACATCAAAGAATGATGTATTTGTATAATAAATATAATATAAAATTGAAAGATATTAAATTATTTTATATTTATTGATATATGCCTGCAAAAAGCGAAAAACAAGCACGACTATTTAGATTGGTGAGAGGTGTTCAAAAAGGAGATGTGTCTCCAAAAAAAGTATCACCTCGGATTCGTAAAATGGCAAAAACTATTAAACCTGGCAGTGTAAACGATTTTACTAAGCTGAAAGAAATAATCAATTTGGTAAAAGAATCGGAATATAGTTTGAGCAAGTTTAAAAAGGTAGAAGGAAAATCTTTCAATCAATTATTGTCAGAAAATACTGGGCTACCTTTTGATAAACATGAGTTATTAATTTTTCAAACAAAACAGACGGGATTTAGTGGATTCGGAAAAACTCCATTTTTACACAATAAAAATAAAAATGAAATAACAGCGGAAATTTTCAGCAATGAAAGTACCAAACGATTTGTATTTAAAAAACTTGTGGATAAAGAAGATAATAGTGTTAAAAAATATGCGTGTTTTATTCAAAAAACTTTCCCAGATAACACAGATAAAGAAATATTTTATACACTGAGCAACAATTTTTCAGATTATAATGTATCTGAAAAAACAAAAATGTTAGGAGACTTCATCAACAGAATTAATTCTTATGGCTTATAATTTCAACCCAAATTTTTCAAAACACTTTAACTCCAAATCTGACAGTTACAAATATATTGTTAGAACCGGAGAAGAAAATCCATATAGCAATCCGGGTATGTATAATATGGAAGTAAAGAACTCAATCAAAAAATCTCTTAATTTTATTAACAACGATAATTTTGAAGAATCGGTGAGAATGTATAAATTAGAAGAAATAGATCATCCAAATGGATGGGAGTTTAAAGAATTGGACATGCTTGGCGAAATGGGGTTCAGAATCGAAGATGATTACAAAATGTGCGCTGAAGTTGAAGTGCCATCGTTACAATTGGAAAATAAAAAAATAAAAACCTCCATCTATAAGACAGATGAAGGTTATGTTATTGAAATCAACAGAAAATATGTTTTTGAAACTTTTAATAAAATGATTGAGTTTATTGACTCAATTCCTGTTAAAAATTACTGAGGATTTGTTTTCTGAATACTAACACTGCTTGGTTGAGATTGAGTTTGAAAAGCTTGTGAATCTTAATTTACAACATCTGCAATCTCAAAATATCTTTCCAATCTATGACCAACTTGTTCGTATAACATTTCAAGTTGTTTTTCAATTTCTTTCATTTTATAAGCTTCTTCATATAATTTAGCAGCATCCCGCTTGATTTCTTTCATGTCTCGTTGTACCATCTTGGCTTCCATCCAATCGCCACATTCTTTTATAGCATAACGTTCTGCTAAGTTGACAGCTTCCATAATTTTATTGGCTGTCTCATACACACTTTCTGCCTTCAATGATTTACGATATTGATTGTATGATTTAATAGTTTCATACATTTGTTTCTTTTCATAAACTGTAAGAGGAGTGTATGCGTGTTCTGTAGAATTTTCTAGTAAATGTTTTAATTTCATACTATTATAAATATTACAAATCTGATAGAATGTTGTGAATTATTCTTTCCACATTGTTAAATGGGTTGATAATTTTATTATTTTCAACACTTTCATTTATTTTTCCCTGAGGATACATGAAAGCGCCTTGTGTACTTGGATTACTAACAAAGTCAAATGCGATTAAATCAAAGTCATCTTGAACTATATCTGCTTCTACCATCATATCCTTCTTCACCGAACCAAGTCCACGACTACTAATACCCAATAAAATTCCAGAATTAAGAAGGTCTCTTAAAATGTTACCACTTGGAGTTGGAAGTATTTCTACAGTACCAACCAAATCGTCTCCATCCCACCCCATGTCAACAATGTTGTGACTAACATTTTTTAAATTAACAACGCTGCTTTCTGGATGGTCCAATTCACCCATAGCTCTGCGTTGTTTTACATAATTCTCCATATACTTCTCAGATTCACGTTTGAGAATTTCCTTTGGATATATTCTACCATTTTGATTCTTAGCTTCTGCTCTTTGCAAAACTCCTGAGACCAGCGGTTTGCCATCTTTCAAAGACTCATTCAATGATGTTTTTTTAAATTCAAACGGTAATATATCTATCAATACTTGTTTCATATTTTCAAATTATTTTGTAGGTTGAGATTCTGGAGATTGTTGAACTGATTGAGTTGGTGGTGGGGGTTGTGACTCTGGTTCTTCGTCAGATGTCACATCGTTTTGTGAAGAGGTTTGTGGTTCAACCAAAGCTTTTGATTTTGCGACTTGATATTGATCCTTAGGCTTCAATTTGTCTGAATTACCCAAGATTTTAATTTTAAATCCAGGCTTAATGAAAAATTTGGCAACCTTTTGTTTATTTTCTTCACGGCCAATAATAATAATAACATATCTATCGTAGTAATAATCAATGTTTACACCCGTAACATTGATTGTATAATCAGCCTCTGGTTGTTTATAACCTTTACTAGCTCTTACAACAATCTTCTTACCTAAAATTTTATCTTGTATAGTCTTTTGTAAATTTACTTTAAGAGATTCCGTGCTATTCTTCAACTTTTGATCAAATGATGTAAAATCTGGTTGAACATCATATGATGTAATATTCAACCGAGGTTGTTGAGGTTGGGTAGATTGTTGACCATTTTGTTCATATTTCAATCCATTTATACCTTCATACATTGGCAATTGACCTTGTTTGTAACCCACCAAATTTGGATCAATTTCTGGATCATTGTGTTGTACCAAACCATTTTTGTCTGTGTAAGTTGGTACTGGTTCAATATTTTGTGCGGGTGTACCATATGCAGGTTCACTGTACATTTGATTTTCCAACTTATAATTTGGACTACTTTTTACTTTTTTTGCAGGAGTAAATCCGGCTTGATGTACTACGCTTGGTCTAGCTCCTTTTCTACTAAAAGCAAATGGAGTAGTGCCGATATCACCGCCAGCTTGTACGCCGCCTGTTGCTACAGCCATAGTACCAGTTGTACTAGCTTCTTGTCTTAATTTAAAAGCTTTAAGAGCTTTCTTAACTTTTTCTTTAAGATTTGATTTCATTAATGATTTTCTTAAGTTCTTCTACCAATTCGTATGCGTTTAATAAAGATGACAATTGATTTTCTTTAACAACCCCACTAACCGACTTAGAAGAAAATTGGCTTATAACTTCATTAATTTTAATTTTTACTACCTCTGAATTTACACTTTGAATATTTTCCTTCAAAATAACTGATACTCTCTTATATTCTTCATTAACAAATTGTGTGAATTTAATAGAGTTAGAAATGTTTGTAATATATTCTTTCAATAATTTCTTCTGATCAGGCAAAAGATTGCTATATTTTTTATTGAAGTTTTCAATCAAGAATTTATATGCCATCAAACGAACATCTTGTGGTTGACTATCATAAACATCTAAAGGTTCATTACTATTCTTTTTTTCACGGGTCAAATTTTCGACAATATATTCACGACCTTCTACTAATTCTTGCACATCAAACTTTACTTCGTTCTTTGTGGTGTTTTCAAATAACTTATAAACTGAAGCGTATAGCTTATAATTGGCAATCTTATTTTTTAGAAATTCATCGATGTCATATTTTTCTTTGATTTCTTTAATAAGATTATATTTTTGTTTGTCTAATTCTTTTTCATTTAACTTGGAACGAGTTTGTAAAACAACATTTAAAATACGATCTGCGGATGTAACATCCTTACTACTCTGTTGTACCAGAAAGTTATAAAGTTGTACTTCCTTGCCCAATTCCTTACTTTCGTGAAAATATTTAAACATTAAATTTTTTGTAAATGACTCATCACGTCCCGCCAAAATGGCCGAGGTAATTTGGCGAGTAAGAAGCTCAAACAATATTCCGGCATTCTTAAATTTTGAATGTTTAGCATTTTTATGCATATTTAATATTATTTATAAATATAAGGAAATTCAGTAAATATATACTATTTATGCTATTCTTTTATATTTGTTTCGTCCATGAACGATTTTTCATCTCCTTCTTTCAAAATCGACTTTTCTTGTTCCACAGTATTTAATAAATCTTTTAATCCATCTAACGTTTCCAACGACAGTGGAGATTTCTTTTTATACTTGTGAGTCACGGATAAATCGGATTTTCTATTATTTTCTAATGTTCCCAGTGGATCTTCACCAAATGGATAATCACTGGCTTTTTTACGACCTGTTTGATCTCTTTCGGTTAACTTGGGATTTTCTTCACCGGCTCTAGCTTCGCCACCACCCGATTTTTTACTTTCTCCACCGGTTTCACCACCGGTTGGCTCACCACTTGCAGGTTCACTTTCACCGGTTAGATCAACTCCGCCGCCAGCTTCTCCACCGGCTCCGGCACCACCTTCTTTATCTTTTGACTTTAAAAATACTAGCGCGGGGTCATTACCTTCATCCTCAATTTGCTTAAACCTATAAGATCCCTTGGCATCATCAAAAAGTTGTTTTTGTAATTCAATCATGTCTTGGTCACTCATACCAAATACATTTTCATATACCCATTTCTTACTAAACAACTTTTGTTCAGCCATGTCTTTGCTAACCTCAACCTTGCTCTTCCATACATCAATCTTTTCTTTTTCAAATATTGTAGAAGGATTGGTAAGTTCAAGACTAAAATCAACCAACGATTCATCTCTATATCCTTGACTATATAAGTGAACCACAGCAATCTTGTTCAATTCACTAACAATAATACGTTGTACACGTTGAATAGTACGTGCAAAACGAATATCTTCTGCTGCCAACGTTGCTTTGCCAGAAAGCGATTCATCATAACCCAAGAATGCCTTTGGAATTTTGAGTGCTGCCATCATTTTGTTTCGTAGATATTCAATATCGTCTGTACCAGTCCATTCCAGACCAGGCAAGTTATCAATACTGGTTCCGCTGTCTCCACCACGAACTGGCAAGAAAATGTCTTCAACCATGTTTTGTAGATTGAAACGAAGGTTGTAGTCACCTGTGTTTTGATCCAAATATGGAGTTTTCTTCATTTGTTGAATGATGCGATCTACGTGATTATCAACTTCATTTGGAGGAATATTACCAATATCAATCTTGAATATTCTCTTTTCTGGAGCACGCATGATACGATGAATTAACATTGCGTCTTCCATCAAACTCAATTGTTTCCATACACGACGTGCGCCTTCTAATATACTCTTACCATATGGCAAGAAATTGCTATCACTCAACAATCTAAAATGTGCTATTTGATAATTTTCACATTCCTCGATTTTATTTCCATATGGCAAATTAACTTGGAATTTAACAAAATTTTTATTTGTTAAATGTGCATTTTCAATACGAGTAACATAATAGCTGCTAAGGGGCTCTACCATGTATACACCATATTCTGGACTGATGTACAATCTCATATAAAAATCACCATATTTAACCAAACTACGAGTCCAACTCCAAAGGTTGAATTCGATATTGAGAATGTCGTAGAACAAGTTGTTTAAGATGTTTTTAATTTCATCGTTGTTTGAACGAACTGCGATTACATCACCCATCTCATTTCGTGTAGTACATTCGTCCGCATAAATGTCCAAAGCAGATGCCAAAATTGGGTCCATGTCCATTGTATTTGAAACGAAACAACTATCTGTTGCAAAATTTTCGTATTTTTCGACAGTAACATCATATACATCAACTTCACCGATCTGTTCTATTGATACTATTTTATGGTTTAATGTAGAAACCACTTCATTTTTGAATGATTTCCAATCGTGTCCTTCTTTTTTGAGACGATTTTGTAGAGTTGACTGATCACAATTAATATGTGCAATAAAATCCCACAAATTAATTTTTGAATATTCTTTATAGTATTCAAAAGCTTTTTCTTTTACATTCTCAAAAGTAACATCATGACGATATTTTGGATTTTTAATATCCGTTTGATCTCTATCCTTAAATGTTTCTTTTAATGTAGAATATCGTTTTTCATTGGATTCGTCGGAACGAGTTTTTCCGTAAAATGGGTTATTTTTCTCAGAACGTTCTCCATCCCATCTGTAAAACTTTCTGTTGATATAACTTGGATGCGATTTTAACTTATTAAGTTGATTTTGATAATTATTATCTCCCCACAGTATATTTTTATTATATTCACTGTGATATTTTTTGTGTTCTTTCCAATCCATTATGAGTAGATTGTCCGGAGAATTATTGGAACCATTTATATCTAAATGATGAACCACTTCATTTTTTCCAAGTGTTCTGTAAAATTGTTCAGCTACAATTTTATGTTCACTTTGCCATCCTTTTGAAAAATTGTATAAACGACGATATCTTTTAAATCCATGTTTTTTATAGCCATATCCTTTCTGATAAAATGGCATTATAGAATCACCAACTCGGAGTTCAAATGTTCTTTTATATGTACCGTCCCTCATCATAAATGGATGTTTAAGACTCGCTATAATATATTGTCCGTTGTCAAATGTAACTTTATATCCTTGTCGTTTTCCACTTTTCTTTCTCGGATGATAAGCTTTTCCTAGCTTAATACTGTCAGTTTCGTGGTCATACGAGAATACATAAAATCTTTCTTGTGGTTTATCTTTATATTTCTCAGCAAGTTCTGCTATTGTTGGAGTTGTTCCATCAGGTAACGGAACAATCGTATCTGGCCCCACGCAATCATAATCTCTGAACAATTCAATACGAGCTGCTTGATAACTAAGTGTAAAATCTCTATTATATTGATTATATGCACTGATTCGTATACGGTCAAATCGATCTCTTAGAGTATTACGATCTGTAGCATACATTACCTCGTCTGTATCTACTATTTTTAACTTCTTACCACCAATATTACGAACTATTACATCGGTGGAAAACATTCGTTTTAACCTTGAATACAAGGAACGTTGTTTCAATATTTGAAATTCTTCTGATGGCATATATAGTATATAAATATAAAGTGGTTACAATAACCACGTAAGATTTTCTGATTTATCGTTAAATTGACCGGTTTTCATTATCCAGGCATCGTGTGCCGATATTGATTTTGGAGTATAAATTTTATCATTGGATACTCTTGATATTCCTCCTAACATGGATCTATTCAAATCCATACTTTGTTGTCGAAGTCTTAATGCTGTATCTCTAACCCACAATCCAATACAAAAAGACATAACCAAATCATCGTTATATCCCTTCATTGCAGTAGCTTTATTACCATCCCAAATGAACACAGATAATTCATCCAATAATCTTTTAGAATAAACAACCAACGATTGTTCTCTAAAATATGTATCTAATTTAGATATTAAAAGAGGTCTGGTTTTTTGACTGTTTGTAAAGCCAGGAACCATTCTTTTATCTTCACGATTGTATTTATTTGTCAATTGACGTTCAACATCCACATATTGTAAATCTGCATTGCTATAAAAAGTATTAGGATATTGTCTATCAATTATCTGTTGTAACACTGCCCACCCAATATTGTTATTTTCAACAATGAGTAAAGCATTATTATAGTCTGTCGCAACACCTACCAACACATTACCATAGTCTTTAGTGTTTATTTGACCTCTATATTCTGCAACTTGTGTCAACGATTCTACGTCTATAACATGAAATGCACTATAATCGGTGCTGTCGCCTCTCGCAACGTCTGCGGCAACAATATAATTTCTACTATAATCTGGATACTCCCATATCCAATAACCGCGGTCTACTCCACGCATTTCAACTGGGTCTTTTGCCTTTGTTTGTTTATAAAATTCAACCAAATGTGACTCAATTACAGTATTTCCAGATGACAAAAATTCAGTATCACATTCCTGTGATGCTCTTTTTGGACCCAATTCATCAGTTTGTCTATTTCTCCAAGATTGGTCTCTTTCCGGATGTCTATCCCATTTTAACCGAGTTGTTTTAAATGTATTTTTCTTGGCTTCTGCGTCTACCCACATTTGATGGAAGAAATTTCCCACACCGTTTGGTGTAGAAAGAAGAATTGCACGACCACCAGTAGCCATTGTCTGTTGAGCAGAGGTCCAAACTTCTTCCGCATTATCAATAAATGCACATTCATCCATTACAAGTAAATAAGCACTGAAACCACGAGCACTATCAGCGGCAGAAGAAGCTGCCAAAACTCTAGATTCATTTTTAAACTTTAAAGAAAGTCTGTTATCTTCTACAGTTGGAACTTTTAACCAACTTGGCAAGTTATTATTGGCTAATCTAATTTTAGATACAGTTTCTTTTGAAGTATTTTGGACAGTAGATAAAATTAATACGTTTTTGCCTGGATTAAATATCATAGTCCACAACGCATATGCGGAAACTAATGTAGATATACCCATTTGGCGTGATTTTAAAACTATATTTCTGTCATTATCAATGAAATCTTGGAGAGTTTCTTCTTGGAATTCATATAATTCAAATGGAATAATGCCTCTTGTTTGATGTTGAATTTTTACGTATTTCTTCATGAAATACATTGGGTCAACCAAACACTTTTTATACTCTTCTTTGATTATTTCTTTAAGTGTTTTTTCACTCATACATCGAATTTATGACGTTCTCTGTTTTTTATAAATTCCAAAGTCATTTTTTTTGCTTTTTCCTCAATTGACGGATCGTAGTCAACTTTTGACATTTCTTTTTCACACTCTGATATCTGTCTTTCTACTTCTATAATATCTTTTTTCAAATCATTTAATACTTTATTTCTATTATCTGTACTATCTGTCCAAACTTCATATGTTCCATCTTCGTTGAAATATTTTAATTTAGGATCGTAATTTTCAAGATATTCTATGCTCTCTAAAATTTTTGTTTTAAAGTCTTTTAACTTTGAATATTCAGTGGAAAATGTATAATATTTTGCATAATCGTTAAATTTGCCTAATATTTTTAACCGGCTGTCGAATATTATGCTACAATCATAACATTTCCCACATCTATTATAGACTCTTTGATCTAAATAATTGCCAAATTTTATATTTAAATTACAAATAGAACATTTTTGTTCAATTTTAATTTGTGCTAATTTTGATACTCTTTTTTTAACTCCATTTTCTTTTTTCCATTTATTTCTCCGACTATCTTCCCACTCTTCACCTTCTTTTCTATTTAATAGTTCGGTATTAGAATCATAACCTACTTGAATAAATGCTCTTTC